TCGATCACGGCGTCGACGAAGGGCAACATCATCAACGTCTCGCGCCAGATGATCGTGAACGACGACATGGGCGCGTTCTCGCGTCTGCTCACGATGCTCGGGCGTGCGGCGGCGTTGTCGGTCGAAGTCGATGCCTACGCCTCGCTCGCCCTGAACGGCGGTCTCGGGCCGACGATGGGGAGCGCGCCACTCTTCGATGCGGCGGCACATGCGAACGTGACCACGGGGGCGGCCCTTTCGGCCGCGGCACTCGACTTGGATCGCCAGGGCATGGCCAGCCAGAAGGAGCCGGGCGGCAACGATTACATCGATCTCCGGCCGTCGGTGCTCCTGGTGCCGATCACCTTGGGTGGGACAGCCCGGGTCATCAACGCCGCGCAGTACGATCCCGACACCGCCAACAAGCTGCAGCGGCCGAATATCGCGGCGAACCTGTTCCGGGTGATCACGGATACCCCGCGGTTTACCGGGACCCGACGTTACCTGTTCGCGGATCCGGCCGTCGCGCCGGTGTTTGAGGTGGCGTTCCTCGAGGGCCAGACGAGTCCGTACCTCGAAACGAAAGACGGCTGGAACACGGACGGCGCCGAGATGAAGGTCCGGTTCGACTACGGCGTCGCGGGCGTCGACTGGCGCGGCGCCATCACGAATGCGGGGACTTAGCCCGCACGAGCATCCTCTGGGGCGCCGGACGTGATGTTCGGCGCTCCGTTCTTCACGCACAGGGCCACGGCGGGCCGTAACGCCGCAGGAGACACAGCATGGCAATCAATTACGTCCAGCCCGGCAAGACCATCACCCTCGTGGCGCCCTACCAGCGCAACGCCGGACTCGGCGCCCTGGTGGGGTCGATCTTCGGCGTGGCGCTCACGACCGTGGCGAACGGGATCGAGGCGGAGTTCGCGGTGAACGGCGTCTGGGATCTCGCGAAAACGAGCGCCCAGGCCTGGGTCCTGGGGGACAAGATCTACTGGGATGACACGAACAAGCGCTGCGACAACACGGCGGTGGGGGTGTTCATCGGCATCGCGACCGCTGTCGCCGCCAACCCGTCCGGCGCGGGCCGGGTGCGGTTGGCCCCGACGGGCAGCACCGCGTCGGCGGCGCCGCCACTCTACCCCGTGACCACCATCGCGGGGGACGGCGCGATCACCATCGTGACCGGCATCGTTCGGCTGACCAAGGGCTCCGCCGCGGCGATCGCCTTGGCGGCGCCGTCGGCGGGGCAGGCCGGCACCGAGCTGATCATCACGGCGGGATCGGCGTATGCGCACGTCGTGACCGCGACCACATTGATCGAAGACGGGGTCACGGGTGGGTCCAAGACCACGGCCACGTTCGGGGCGTTCAACGGTGCCACCCTCACGCTGCGGGCCGTGAACCTGAAGTGGACGGTGGTGTCGAAGAACGTGGTCACCATCACGTAAGGTGATGCCATGGACCTGGGACCGTTGCGCGTCCTCACGCGTGCCCTGACGCAGGCCACGTTTGGGGTGCCCGCGACGGTCAAGGTGCCCTGGCTGAGCCCGGATGACGATCCTCCGACCCAGACGACCATCGAGACGACGGGCGTCTGGGTCACACCACTAGACGAAGCCCAGCCCTTCGGGGCGGACTTCACGCGCCAGGAGCCACGTCGGATCCTGGCGCTGCCACGCACCGCGACACTGGATTCGGTCCCGCGTGGGACGCTCATCGAGGCGGCCGAGGAGCCAGGCGGCACGGTGCGGACCTGGCGCGTCGACGGCCTCGAGCGGACGGAACCCGGGCTCACTCGCGTCATCGTCGTGCCGGCCTGAACCATGGACATCACGGTCTCCAATGTGGACGGCGTCATCGCAGACCTGAGCGGCGTGTCCGCGAAGTCGCTGCGCGCGGCGGTGTGGGCCATGAACCGCGCGATCGTGAGCGGCCAGGTGGACATGGCGCGGGAGATCGCCGGCGACACCGGATTGAAAGTCGGGGACGTCAAGAAACAACTCCCCACCAGCCAGGCCACCTACAGCAATCCCCGTGCGGCCTTCGGCGCGCCCCTGGAGCGCATCCCCCTGATCTACTTCAAAGCCAAAGGGCCCGAGCCTTCGCGGGGCAGAGGCAGCGGCGTGTCCTATGCCTTGACGGGGGGGCGCCGGCGGGTCGCAGAGTCGTTCATCGCCACGATGCGGAGTGGCCACCGCGGGGTGTTCAAGCGTGTCGGGAAGGCTGGGTCGCGGACGGGTCGGATCATCGGCGCCGTCAGTGGACGGAAGAGTCGTGGTGCCTGGGGTCCGAATCTCCCGATTGCGGAATTGTTCGGCCCCTCGCTCGGGCACGTCTTTGCCAAGTATCGGCCGAAGGCCATCACCCGCACTGAGGAAGCCTTCGACAAGTTGTTCGATCACGAGTTCGCGCGTCTGGCTGAGAAACAGGGGTCCACTGGTGGGTGAGCCGATCGACTATCTCATCGTGCGCAACCTGCAGACGGCCTTAGGCGCGATGTCTGTGGCCACCGGGTATCACTACACCGTCGCTGGATCGGCGGTGAAGCTGGATCCCAACCATGACGTCAAGACGTTTGCCGCGCCGGATGGGCCGCGGCCGTTCGTGATTCTCGAACTGAAGCCCGAGGATCGTGAGTATCAGCCGGCGCGCCAAGTGCGCATCATCTTACCGATCACGATTCACTGGGTGGGGGAATCGTTCCCGCACAAGGACGAGAGTCGGCTGCAGACGTATCTGCGCGGGTGCGCGGACGTGGAGCGTGCGATCGCGGCGGACCCGACACGCGGCGGCTTGGCGGTCGACACGCGGATACTCAATCGCACCTGTGACGACTCGACGGAAGGCGCCCAGGTGTGGGCCATCATCAACGCGGAGATTGGGTTCTATCGCACGGACGGGCAACCGGACGCGGTGTAGCGAGGAGCACGGTCATGCGACAGATGCGATGCCGGATCGGGGGCGTGACCATCACGGCGCCGAATTTCGGGCTCGAGCTCGTGCCGGGGCGCGTTGTGGATCTCGATCAGGGGCTCCCGAACGGGGGCACCCTGGCCGATCAGGTGCAGGCCGAGTGGTTTGAGCCGATCGTGCCGGAGCCGACCTCGCGGCGTCGGCCCGCCGGACGGAGCGAGACGACGGATCTGACGCCGGTGACCCCGGCAGCGGAGGAGAACACCGATGGCTGAAACCCTTGTACCCGGACGCTACGCGCACCTCTACGTTGCGGCGGAGACACCCTACGGCACTCCGCCGACCCTGCTGGCCACCCACGCGATGCGCCATGTGGATTTCAAGGTCTCGCGGCCCGACACGCGGGTGCCCGATCCCGCGAAGAAGGCCAGCCCGGGCATGGTGCGACAGCTCGTGCGCCGGACCGAGGCGAGCTGCTCGGTGGACGCGCTGATCCAGCCGAGTGGCACGCTCAACACGCTGGGTGAGGCGGATGCGCTCCTGACGCACGGCATGGGCGCGAAGAGCAACATCACGCTGTCGACGACCGTCTCGGCCAGCCCGTCTCCAACGACGACCGTGTTCACGGTGGCGACGGTCACTGGCCTCGTGGTGGGACAGGCCATTCTGGTGGCCTGCACGGGCGGTGCGGCCCCCGGCAAGTACGTCAGATGGATCACGAACATCGCTACACTGGCGTTGACCGTTGCGCCGGCCTTGCCGCAGGCGCCGGCCACGAGCGACGCCGTCAAGGGCTGCTGCACCTACTCGCTTGTCTCCGCGATCGACACGTCGCTCTGTCTGGCGCACTACCGGACGACTGACACGGTGCATTCCCAGATCGTCAAGGGCGCCGTCGCCAAGAACCTGGCGTTCTCGTTCGAGCAGAATACGGAGGCCCGTCTCAGCGCCAGCTTCCAGGCGAAGTCGCGGGCCAAGCCGGCGCCGACGAAGCCGGCGGCCTTCACGATGGTCGGCACGCAGAACCCGCCGTCGGGACTGACGGGTGAGTTGTATGTCGCCAGTGCCGCCTACAAGTTCATCAAGCTGGACGCGGCGATCGACACGGGTGTCGAGTTGCGCACGGATACGTTCGGGTTTGACAGCCCTGAGAGCATCTTGATGACGGGCCGGCGGAAGGTGGAGCTGACGCTGAGCGCGCGGCTGGGTGACCAGGCAGTGATCTACGATCCGGCGGCCGCCGGCACGCGTGTGGCGATCATGATGCAGACGGGGTTCACCGAGGGCAATATCATTGCGCTCTACGCGCCGCTCGTGGAATTCAGCGTGCCCGATGAGGACTCGCCCGAGGACGTGCCGACGTGGTCGTTCAAGGGACTGTGTTGCGAGAGCGTCGACGGGCAGAACGACGAGTTCAGAATCGCGTTTTGCTAGAGGTGGCATTGCGCTGGCCTGACGGCCGCGCCACGCGCCCAATAGGGCGCACACGTCCTGATGGGACTGGCAGGACCCCAAAGGTCCAGTCCCACCTACAGACTGGCGTCACGCACCACTGGCGGCTCCGCGCATCCAGGCGCGGGAGGTCGCCGGATCCCCTCTGCGGGCGCACCAGACCGGCACGAC